ATACTTTGTGCTATTTCTTTAAGTGTCATGTTTAACTCTTTTCCTCTTACAACTACTTCTGCAAGACCTTTTGATAAACTTTTAACTGAACCAATTATTCCTTTTGCGATTCTTTCATTAACACTTTCTAATTCCTTTTTAACTTTTTCTTTTATTATTTCTGAAACCTTATCTAAATTAAATCCTGTCTTTTTGGCTTCTTCTTTAACTTTACCAGCTAAGTCTAATAATTTAGCCATCTGATCTGCAGAAAGTTTCATATTTATTTCTATTTGTTTTATAAATTCATTTATTGCTCTAGTGTTAACCATCCATTCTTCTGAATACTCTCCTGAGTTTTTTATCTCTGCATTTAACTGTGCTAATGGAGTTTTTAATCTTTGAGCAGTATCTCTAAATTCTTTAACTGTTTCTAAATTAGCTTGAAAAGTTTCTTCTGATATAATTTTTAAGAAACGCATAGACTTAGCCATGCCCTCAATCATACTTGCATAAGCATCAGTCAAACTTCCTAACATTGATCTTAGTCCATCAAATATAGATCCTAAAAATAAGATTAATAATTTACCTTTACCACCTAACATAAGAAATCCAATAACTCCTAATTCTCTTATTCCTGCTGGTAAAGATTTTAAAATATCTATTGTTCCTTTTATTGAATTAGCAACAAACAAGAAAGGTGTTCTTAGAGCATCAGTAAGTATTGCACCACTAATTAATATTTGTTTAGTTACATTTATTAAAAATTCAGAAGTTCTTGCACTTGCTCTTGTTAATGCTTCTCCATTTTCTTCTATGATTTTATTTATAAGAACAAGTCCATTTTTTATAAAGTCAAAAAATCCAGCTCTATTAGTTTCAAGTTTAAATTTAAAAAGTTTATCTGATAACATTGAAAGTGTTCCTGTAAAGGTTACTGCCATAACTTCCATAGCTTTACCAAATTCTCCATCAGGTCCAAATACTTCAAAGAATCTATCTTTTGTTTCTTTAGCAGTTGCTTTTGCTCCAGCTTCGAATCCTAATAATGCTCTAACACCTCTTTCTCTAAATACATCAGCGGCCGCTATACCTCCGGCAAATGATCTTTGAATTTGAGTTGCTGTCATAGCAAAGTCTAGTCCTGTTACTGTTGCAACATTACCGGTTACTTGTAATATTTTAGCTAGTTCATCTGCATCTTTAGATACAACGGCAAGATTTCCTGAAGCCGCTGAAATTTGTTCAAGTGAAAAAGGTACTCTAGCCGCAAAATCAACTAAAGTATTAAATGCTTTGTTTCCCTCTTCCATTCCTTTAAATAGAAATGCAAATCTAACACCTAGATTTTCTACTTGTGAACCTACATTGACTAATGATCTTATTACTAACGCACCACCTATTCCAGCTAATGCACCTTGTATTGAAAATACAGTTCTTTGTAATCTACCTAGACCAGCTTGAACAGAACCTAATGCTTGTTTTGTTTTATCTTTTGCAAGAATGTTTATAAGTAAATTTTGAGCCATATTTATTTTTTCATGTTGCCCTTGGATTGTTCTACTTCATCTAACATAAATCCAACCCAAAGATTAAACTCATATTCACTCATCTGACTAAGTTCAGATAAATTTATTTTGAGCCTATCTGCTACTATTAGCATATTTTTAAGCTCTATGTCAGTACTTACTTTTTTTTTAATTCCTCAGCACTTGGAGTTTGAACCATGGCTATAGCTATCTTCGATAGTACATCGGAATCTACTTTATGCATGATTGGAAGTTTGTCTTCTAATGAAAAAATCTTTTGGCCATCTTTATCAATAGCTTTCATAATAACTACGTCAGCTAATAATCCAGCATCGTTTAGATTTTCTGTTTTATTAAAAAGTTTTTTCTTTTCTGCAAGAGTTATTGGTTGCCAATATATAATAGTTGGTTGACCTTTATCATCTTGCCATTCTTCCACTTCAATAGATTGAACACCTAGAGACTCAAAATGAGATTTTGCTCTGTCTATAATCTTCATAAATTAGATTATACTGTTCCTACTGTTAAAGCGCCTGTACCTTGAAAAGTAACACTTCTAGAAATAACTCCATCTAAAGTATTTGAAATTGACATTCCTGTTATAATTCCACTACCTGTATATGAAGCATCGCCTGATGTATTACCCTCTGGAAGTAATGTAAAAGCTAAAGATGATCCAACTGTCATTTCTTCTTGTGAAGTATCTGTTTCGTCAAAATGACATTCAACAGAACCACTAAATGAAGTTCTTCCTGCTAAAAAAGTTTTTGCAGAATCTGTTAATGATGTATCTTCAACAACATCGCCTGTAGTTTCTAAAGTAAAGGCAGTTACTTCGCCAGTTACGTTAGATCCTGTTTTGACGACACCTTCTTTTCCGTGATGGGTTGCCATGATTTTTTCTCCTTAATTATTGTTTTACTGTTAGCTGGTTTATATCCTAGCTTCTCATAGTGTGCAAGATTATTTTCGTTTATTGTAATCTCGTCATTACCTTTGAACATTTTTATATCTTTTGCCATAATGTCTTTATAATTGATTTAATCTTCTTCTTCAAGTTCTTCTTCGTAATCTTCTTCATAATCTTCATAAGGGTCTTCATTTTCAACCTCCTCTTTGATTTCTTCACAAAGTATTGAAATCTTATCATTTAATTTTTCTATTTTGTTAATTTTTTTTTTAATGCTCATTATACAGTACCAGCTTGATGTTCGTACATTACTCTAACTATCATTGACACTCCACCATAAGGAAACAAGGTACCAGCATCAGTTTCTATGGAGACAACTTCAGTATCTAAAGCATTTCCATTTCTAGTTATATCAGTTTCTAATGCTTCTTCGATAACTTCCATTAATTGATTTCTTGCTGTGTCAATATTTGTTTCATTTGTTTTTACAAATCCTGATACTAAAAATTCTAATGTATTAATTCTAGTTTTTGCTCCACTTCCTAATTCTTGATCTTCTTTTATTTCTTCTTGTGTTTGAACTAGTACTGCTGGGAATTGTTGTTCAGATAATTCTTCTAATGGAAAAGGTTGTCTAGTTACTTTTTTAATTGTTATAGCAGTAATACCAGAAATAGTACTAGCTATATGACTTGCAATATTTTCTCTTGTACTCATAATTTTAATCTTCTTATTTCTTTACTTACTAAATTTTCAAATTGTTTTTTTATAACATTTTCTACTTTTTTGTTAAATCCAAAAAATGGTCTTTCAGGAAGATTGCCTGATCCTGTTTGATGCCAATAAGCTCTCTTACCCATTCCCATGTCATTAAAATAAACTTGTGATTTGTAGTTATTGACTACTCTTGATTTCATACTTTGCAACATTCTATTGCTATCTTGTAAATTAACAGTCGTCTTACCTTTTAGTGCTGAGTACTCAGGAGAGTATCCAACAAACCTACCAGAAGTATATTTTTCTCCTCTAGTAGTTTTATCTTCAATAATTCTTCTTAATTGTTCTCCAGCTTGTTCTAATCCTTTCCTAGTAACACGAGGAAATCTTTTTAAAAATCTATTAAATTTCTTTTGTATTTTTTTTGTATTAGTAGAGAAGTGAACCGATAAAGCCATTATCTAATTAGTCTTCCTGTACCATGTAAGTTTTCTCTTTCAGCAACACTAATAGTACCACTATCATCTGAATCATATTCTACTCCATCTTCAAGTATTTTTTGAAACTCAATATTGTATTGGCTATTATAAAATTCAATCATTCTTTCAAATCTATCTTTGTCAGCTTCAGGTCTAAATTTTGTTAATGCTGGAAAAAAGAATTTACCTAAAAATAAATAAACACCAGCTCTAGTAAATTGATCTAAATTAACTCTAGTGTTGTCTAACTCTACTGTATTTAAAACTGTTATATCTGTAAAAACATTTGACTTATATGTTTGCCACCATCTTATTCTTAACTCTCTTAAAATATCATCTGTTGTTAATCCTAACCATGTAGTAACTTTTGCATCGTTAGAAGCTATACCAAAATCAAAAGCATCTGGTTGATATGTTTGAACATTTGCTACTGTAATAACATCTGCACCTGTAAAATTTGCCATAATAATATTCCTTTAATTGATTGATGGGGGATTGCTCCCCCACCAAAAGTTGCATTAATTAAAATGCCATATCAGTTATCACTTGACATCCAAAGTCATCTTTAACGATCCCTGTACCGTAAGTTACTGAACCTACGATTTCAGTTGCTCTTAAAGATGCATCTCTTTGAGTCTCGATTTTGAAATCAGATTTCATAGCAAGACCTAATGATTGAGGATGGAATACACCACCTACTGCATCATCGCCACCAAAAGATGTAATGTTTGCATTTTCATAAAGATCGATGCCAAATACTGTTCCAGCATAACCACTTCTTAGAATTTGCTCTTGAGATTGTCCTAAAGCATTTGCACCAGTTGAGTAACCAGCCGCTGTTAGAGTTTTCTTCAAGTTAAACATTGCTTTTGGAGAGAACACACCATAGTAAGGTCTAGGGATATTCAATGTTCTTAAAGTTGCTTCAGCTTGAAGTAACAGATCAGCAGTTAATTCAACACCAGCTCCTCCTAAGTCATTTCCACCAGCAAAGTCTGAAAATAGAGCAGATAAATCTGCATCTACTTTTTTTGCAATCGCTTCACCGAAAAGTTTTCCGATGTCAGCCGCCACATCTCTTGAAGCAGTATCTCTACCTAAATCAGTTAATGTAGTCATAACTCCAACTTCAGAAGCAGTTATAGTTGCTTCAGTTGGGTTGATTGCTGTATTTGATAAATCAGTTGCTTCAGCTACTGCCGCCGCACTGATAGTTGGATATACAGGAACTGAAATTTGTTTGCCTTGTCCTGTTATATTATAAGTCGTTACCAAAGGTCTCATAACAGAAGTTTCTTGGAAGTTAAAAATAGCTTCTTGAATAATTTCTGTGTACAGTTCCGATAGCGTTGACGATGTTGTTTCGTTAGCCATATTATTACCTATTAATTGTTAATTGTTAATTTAGGATTTAATTTAAACCCACTTCTAGTCTTACGCATTTCTGCATAAACTTTTCTATCAGCAGGATTATTCAAATCCAAGTCGCCTATTGATTTGGGTTGTAGGCTATTACCACCGATACTGCTCTGGCTTCCTGCTCCAGACAAAGACCCTTGACGGAAATGTGGGTTAGTATCTAAAAACTCCTTTACTCTATCTTCTACAGTTAAAGGTTGTCCTTTTTCGTTATATCTGATGTTTCGGTTATTATCAAGTACTTCTACTCTACCATCATCAGCTAATTGTAACTCAGATTTTAAAAGAGATACTATTTGTTCAGGAACGACAGCTTTGTTTGTAGATGCTACAGCAAGAATCTGTTTATCAATCTTCTCAGCTACCATTTCATTTTTAATTGTTTGGATTTCCTGTTCCTTTTCAGATAATCGTTCTTGCATTATCTTTTCAAGGTCTTGTTTAGTTTTAGCTTCTTTTAATTGTTCTTGTTTAACAAGTTCAGCTTTTTGGTTTTCTTCTTCTTGTATTTTCTTCTCATATTTTCTTCTCTCAGCCATAACTCTAGATTCAATTATACTATTCAATTGATCTTGTGTAAAAGTTTTTTGTTCTTGTGTTTGTTGAGAAACTTCATTTGTATTAGTTTCTGTATTTTCATTTGTAGATTCTGCTACGTTTGTTTCTTCTGACATATTACTCCTTATTCAGTTATTATTGTTCCGCTTTCGTCATACCAATC